AGCTTTGTCTGCGACATCTTGGTTGAAGTGGTTTTCGTATTTGCAATCAACGGCCATATCGTTTCTCCAAGATGTCGCAGACAAAGCTTGGCAGGACTACATTGACCAGACAAAGGACAGGATTGCCTTTACCGAAGCTAAGACCAAGCTTTCAGCATTCGACACCCAAGTCGGTGGAGACCACTACAAGAAGCAGGGGGCGACTATGCAGCCTTGGGCAATCATCGACGCCTGGGGGCTTGACTTCTACGCAGGGAACGTGCTAAAATACATCCTGCGTCACCAGTACAAGGACGGGGTAGAGGACTTGAAGAAGGCCCGCCACTACCTCGACCGGATGATTGAGAAAGCCGAAGATCAGACAGTCTTTGACGCTCTGAAGAAGCGTAATGCAGGCAAGTACGATGAAAACCCTTCGTGAACTGGCAGAAGACCTAGCCACCTACGATGAGATCACCGTCCTAGAACTGCTTGACCTAGAGTCAGCCATGATTGTCAGGCGGTTCATGGACAGGGTTGAAGAACGCGAAGCTTACTTAAGGAAAGAGCTATATGGAGATGACGATGGAAGCCTTCTCGAAGGAAGAGATTCAGACAATGCTGGATTCGGTTCGCACTTTGACGGATACGACTACGACGAATGGAATTGAAGAGTTCCTTCGTTACCCGCACCTTGAGAGGCTTGGTAACACTGAGGTAGAAGGAATCGAGCATGGACGCACTTACGTCTTTCCTAAGATCGACGGCACAAATGCTTCAATGTGGCGGTCTAGCGGTCGCTACCACTACGGCTCTCGTAATCGCGAGCTTAGTCTTGGTAAGGACAACGCAGGTTTCATGGCGACAATGTGTGGCGCTTACGGTGACAACTATCGCTTGTTCTTGGATCGGTTTCCTCACTATCGTCTCTTCGGCGAGTGGCTTGTGCCCCACACCCTGAAAGGGTACAGGGATGATGCTTGGAGGAAGTTCTACGTCTTCGATGTGTTCGACAACCTTACCGGGGAGTTCGTAGACTACGACGACTACCAGCCGCTCATGCTGGAGTACAGCCTGGATTTCATTCCTTGCTACACCACCGTCATCAACGGTGACTACGAGATGTTCCTGCACGAAGCGAAGAAACAACGCTTCCTGCTCACTGATGATGCAGAGCATGGCGAGGGTGTCGTCATCAAGAAGTACGGCTTCAAGAACGTCTTCCATCGTACCTGCTGGGCCAAGCTTGTCCTTGATGGGTTCAAGGGAGACTTCCACGCAGTCATGGGGCCAAATGAAGTCGGTGGCAAGTGCAACGAAGAGAAGATGGCAGAGGATGTTGTTACCTCCCATCTGGTGGAGAAGGAATACAACAAGATCGTCAATGAGCTTGGTGGCTGGACTAGCAAGGCTGTTCCGCGACTGATTGAGACTGTTTACCGCTGTGTGATCGTTGAAGAACTCTACGACTACCAGAAGAAAGACCTCAAAGGCTCTATCAATTTCAAGACGCTCAAGCACTTCGTTGTTGAGCAGATCAAGAAACACAAGAAAGGATTGTTCTAATGGAAGTACAACGGTTTAGGAATAGCTTTGCAGAGGATACGTTTCGTAGGAAGTATGCTCAAGGGCCTAGCGATACTTGGGATGCTCTTGTTGACCGACTGGTTGAGGACGTTTGTGGATCGCGCGAAGGAACGCTTCCGGTCCTAATGTCGTCTGACGATAGGAAGCAACTAGCTCAGTACATCAAGGAGATGAAGTTTCTGCCGGGCGGTCGCTACCTGTACTACGCTGGCCGTCCCTACAAAGCCTACAACAACTGTTACCTGCTGCGTGCTGAAGAAGATACGCGGGAGGAGTGGAGCAACGTAACGTGGCGGGCAATGTCCTGCCTGATGACAGGAGGTGGAATTGGTATTGACTACTCACGCCTGCGACCTGCTGGTAGACAACTTAAACGGACTGGAGGAAAGGCTAGCGGACCTCTCCCTCTTATGCACGCGATCAACGAAATTGGACGCAATGTCATGCAGGGCGGCTCTAGGAGAAGTGCAATCTATGCATCGCTCAATCACGCGCATGAAGACGTATCTCAATTCCTTACAATCAAAGATTGGCACAACCAACGAGCAGGGGACGTAACGCTGTGGGATCTGAAACAACAGGACTTCAATTTTCCGGCCCCGTTGGACATGACGAATATTTCCGTCAACTACGACGACGATATCGGGAGTATCGAAACCTTGCCGAAGAACTCCCTGTTCTTGAGTAACTGCCTGCAAGCAATGAAGACCGGAGAGCCTGGGTTCAGCTTCAACTTTGGAGCGAAGAAGAATGAGACGCTTAGGAACGCTTGTACAGAGGTTACGTCTGAAGATGACTCTGACGTATGCAATCTTGGCAGCATCAATCTTGGTAATATTTCGTCTTTGGACGAACTCCATAGTGTGGTCTCCTTGGCTGCGAAGTTCCTTGTCTGTGGCACGTTACGGGCAGATTTGCCTTACGAAAAAGTCTATAAAGTCAGGGAAAAAAATCGTAGACTTGGACTTGGACTTATGGGTATTCACGAGTGGCTTCTCAAGCGAGGACAAGGATACGAAGTAACTCCAGAGCTTCATAAATGGCTAGAGGTGTATCGTGACGAAAGTAAACGAGCAGCAGACGAACACTGCGACAGGTTCTTCATCAGCAGGCCCGTGGCTTACCGCGCAATCGCCCCTACTGGGACCATCGGAATCCTTGCAGGAACTACTACGGGAATCGAACCTCTCTTCGCCGTTGCGTATAAGCGGAGGTTCCTTACTGATGGAACCAAGTGGCGTTATCAATTTGTGGTTGACAGTACAGCTGAACAACTCATCCAGTCCTACGGGATTGCGCCTGAGAGTATCGACACTGCCTATCGACTGAGCCATGACTTTGAGCGTAGGATCAAGTTCCAGGCAGATGTGCAAGATTATGTGGATATGAGTATCTCTTCCACCATCAATCTTCCTCCTTGGGGAAGTAAGGATAACAATGAAGATTCTGTTGTACGGTTTGCAACTCTTCTTAGTAAGTATGCTCATCGTCTGCGCGGGTTTACCTGCTATCCAGACTCTGCTCGCGGAGGCCAGCCCATCACTGAGGTTAGTTATGAAGAGGCAAAACAACACAAAGGCGTAACCTTTGAAGAGAACGCCGAAGTTTGTAAAGGAGGCATTTGTGGAATCTGACCAGTGCCGTTCGTAATCAAGTTGGAGTTCATCACCGGCCTAGTCCTCGGACTGGAATACTTTAACGAAGAGGAAGACAGTCCCTTTATCATCACTATCCACCTTCTCTTCATCCGTATCATGATCTTTCTTAATGCCGTAATCGACACTGACGACCACAACGATCTAGGAGATGCTACACCATGAAACAAGGACGACCGAAACAAGCCAAGGTGCAGAAAGTTATGCACGAATTCAAGCAGGGTGATCTTCACAGCGGGTCCAAGACCGGACCAGTGGTGAAGAACAGGAAGCAGGCTATCGCCATTGCGCTCAGCGAACAACAGAAGGCTAAGAAGTGAACTACTGCCCAAACTGTGGCTGTAAGCTGCCTGGACATGGGCAGTGGGTGCCTTCAAAGCCTTACTACCCATACACACCCTACACACCATATCCCACTTATCCTTACTGGTTCACTACTAACGGCACAGGAGAAGCCAATGGCACGAAAAGAGATTCCGCGAATTGATCCTGCTTTGCTCTACGAAGAACGTATCGTCTACGTTATTGAACTGTTGCTTGGTTCTGCTTTTGGACGCATCTTCTATGCCGGTAAAGGCAACGTTGGGGTTGCTGTAAACAACGCAGCCTTCTATCCTTCTGAAGAGGATGCCCGGGAAGCTGTCATCAACAACCAACTGGAAAACGTTTCCATTCTGAAGGTCTGGGTCTAAAAGGCTCTAGAAGCCGCGTAAAAGGCTGGGTAGGTATCCGAGTATCAACCCAACCCTTTACGGGCCTTCTAGGGGCCTTTAAAGCCTTCCTAGCCGCCTTAGCTCAGTTGGTAGAGCAACTGCCTTGTAAGCAGTAGGTCGTCAGTTCGATTCTGACAGGGGGCTCGCCCGGAGGTGCGCGTCGCCTCCGACACCGGGCGGCGTAGCTCAGTTGGTGAGAGCACTCGGCTCATAATCGAGGGGTCGTCGGTTCGAGTCCGAC